CCGGCCGGACGAGGAGCCGTCGCGCGTATGGCTGACTTGCGGGTGGAAATCGAGGTTGGTCCGACCGTCATGCGTCCGCAGTTGCCAGGTGTCGGCGCTGACGTTGGGGATCTTGTTGGGCTTACTGCGAAAGCCGGGGATGATAAAGCCGTCTGACAGGCTATGCATGTGGGCGGCGGACTGCTTTTGGATCCCGCCTTGGTCCCACCACTCGTCGATCGACCGGCTGCTATAGATCGCCAGCCCCTCGTCACCCTTTTTGACGGGGATCGTGATCGCGACACCGCCACCACCCAGATGGAGCAACGGCTGCTCGTCGCCCATCGGGATGCTTTTCCAGCTTGTCGTCCCGTCCTTGCCGTTGACTTGGTTGAGCTGGATGGTCGGCTGGCTGCGGACCGTGTTGGTGTCGGTATTGTGCTTCTCGATGACGATCGGCAGCGCCGTCCAGATGCGCGACTGGTGCGCGTCCTCGGCCTGACGCTGTTGCTCGTCATGGTCGAGAAACCGCTCGGTCGGGTAAATGATGCCGCCACTCATCGGCTACACCGGTGTCTTAAAGAAGAGCTGGCTGTCGATGCCGAGGTTGTCAAACGTCGGTATCTCATCGGGCGAGTGTCCAAGGCCGATCGTCACCGCGATCAGCGGCAGACCGCCACCGATCCCCAGATAGCGAAACTGACCAAACAGGTCGGTCCCGGTGACGATCGGGATCCCGGTCAACAGGCGCTTGTCGTTGAGGTCGCCGACATTCATGATCCAGGTCGAGTTGACCCGGTTAAAGGCAAAGTGTAGCGTGTAGACGATGCCGCCGATGTCGACCCGCAGCTTTTGCGCGCGCGGTGTCAGCGGGATCTTCCAGATCGTCGCCATCGCTACATCCCAAACATCGGCATGTCGGCGGCCCCGGCGGGTGTCTGCACCTGCGGGTTGTTGGGTGGCTGCGCGGCGTTGGCCATCATCTGGTCCTCGGCCCCCTGTGCCAGCGGCGTCGTCATCGACGCGCCCTCACCGGGGACCTCGGGGGTCGTCGACGGGACCGGCGAGCCTAGCTGCTCGACATTGGGGTTGGTTGGGTCGAGCTGCTGATATTGCTGCGTCGACCCGGTCTCGACCGCCGCCTTCTCGCCGCCATCGGCCTCGGGGGTCGTCGCGCTGGCGTCCTTTTGGTCGCTGGGGCTGTTTGACAGGCCGGTGACCGTCGTCGTCGAGGTCCCGACGATGATGACTTGGCGACAGGTGATCGTCGCCATCAGGGCAAATTCGCTATGGTTGTCGGTTGTGACCTGTAAGCGCTCGATCAGCATGTTGGTGTATTTGCGCTTACCGGTATAGATATCAAACGGCAGCAAGGCCGCCTGCCAGCTCAGCAGCAAGCCGTAGACCCCCGACTCGGCCGACAGGTCTTTGGCGATCTGCCGCGTCCAGCCAGCCCTGATCGAGATATTGGCCGGGCGCTTAAAGGCGTGATCGGCGATCGGCGCTCCTTGCTCTACCGGGTGCTCCGTGATCTGGACATCGTCCGACGCCTGCTCGTCGATCGTCACCTGCGCGATGATGCCGCCGATCGACCGGCGCAGCGGCTTAAAGAACGCCGGTGACCAGTTGCCGTATTGCAGCGTGTTACCGCTACCCGGGTTGGCGATGGTCGAGGGAATCATGCCAGCCATCAGCCAGTCGCTCCCGATCCAGCCGTCCCGCTCTTGGCCTCGGGGGCGGCGCGGCTCCAGGCAGAGGAGGGGTTGGCCCCGTTGACGACGACGTTTTGACTGTTGAGCGCGACACAGATCATGTCGCAGTACCAGGGGTTACCGCGCGTGTCGCCGTTGTAGTTAAGCAGGATGACCTTGTAGAGCCCGATCGGGCTGGTATAGGCGGTCTCCAATTGCTGGCCATACATGGCTTGGTCGTATTTGATGCCGCCTGTCGGGTCACCCGGGATGACGTTACCGTCGGCGTCGGTCTTGCTGGCGGTCCCCGGCGTATAGGCGACACCCGACAAGATGTCCGACTTGATCTTGACCAAGCCACCCAGCTTGATGCGCGGGTTGAGCAGGCACTTGGCCTGGATCCCCTGCGGCGTCACCTCCGGCATCCCGATCAACCCGGTCTTGGGCGACAAGATGACCGCCTCGTCATCGCGGTACTTGCCCTTAGACTGCATGATGTATTGGCCGTTATCGGCAAAATGCTCGGCGTTGTAGGCGATCATCAACTCGCGCTCCAGGTTTTTGACCGTGGCAAAATGCACCCGGGTGCGCTTGGTCGTCTCGTTATACAGGTCGTTGGGAACTGCCCCGACCTTAAAGTCGGCGTCGAGCTCCTTTTTGGCGGCGTTAAACTTGTCGAGGATGTTGCGGATCTTGGTCCCGGCCGGACTGCTGTCGTGGATCACCGCCTCATTAAGCGGCGCGTCGCCGTCACCGGCATGGATCTCAAGATAGGTGTCGACCGGGTTTTCCTTGCCGCGCCGGTATTGCACGACCTTGCCGTCAAAGATCAAGCCGTAATTGGCGTAGCGATAGCCTGCGTGGATCTGGACCCGGGTAAACTCGATGACCTTGGCCAAGGTCGCCGGGGCCAGATTGTAGATGCGGGCGTAGAGGATGTTAGGCGTGTTCATCGTCGTCTTGTTGATGTTAAACGTGCAGCGCAGATTAGACAGGTCGAGGCCACGCTCCTGGGTCTGCGTCTTTTGCGCCGGGGCCGGGGCGGTCACGTTGACATCGTCCAGCGTGGTCGACGGCGTGTCGCGCAGGGCTGGCGGCAAAAAGCCACGCCGCGGAAACTGCAAGACCTGGGCGGCCCGGCGGCGGTAAGCGGCGGCCTGCGCGGCCGGGCTGTGGGCGACCTCGGGGTCACCTGCCGCCGCCTGCGACTCGGCCAAGCCTGACTTGTAGACGACGATGCTAAACTGGCGCAGCCACTGCGCGTCGTTGCTGACCGACTCAGGGTCGATCTTACCGCTGCCTGCGCCCTGGCTGGGCTGCATCTGAAAGGCCAGCTTGCGCCAGCCCTCGGCCAGCGCACTGTCGGCGTTGAGGTTGGATGATTGGAAGGCGTCATGCTCGCCGGTCACATAGGTCGTGCCGGTCTGCGCCGGGGCGGTCGGCTTTATGTCGCCGCCACCACCGACATCGGTCTCGCCATTACCACCGCTCATGCGACAAACGACCTTGCATAGCGCATGGACAGCGCCGAGCGCCGGTCGGCCAGATCCTCGGTCGCCCGGACGACGCCATGCGGGTTGTTGACACCGTTGATGACAAAGGTTTTGGTGCTGTTGTCGACCGGAGGGGCCTCGTTGGAGCGGCGGAAATGCATGTCGGTCAGCGACCGCCACCGGGTCATGACGCGGTCGCCCTCGCGCCCGATGGTCTCGACCATCATCCGGCCATGCTCCATCATCTTGCGCCCGGTCATCAGGACCGCATGGCTTCCGGTATCACCGATCCGGCCGTGCAGCGCGACCCCGACATCACCCTTGCGCATCTCGTTGACGCTGACCTCATGACCCCATTTCATAAAGTCGCTGGCGACGTTGCTGCCTGCGCCTTTGACACCTTGCTGCTTGAGCATCGTGTTGACAAAGGCGGCGCACCAAGCGGCGTAGCGCGGGTCGAGATGTGCCCCGGCCTTGACCATGTTGCGTAAGACCGGCGAGTCGACCGTCGTCCCCATCATCCCCAGCGCCTTGTCGACCGCCGCCGTCATCGCGTTGGGATCTTTGCTGCCACCGGGGCTGTCCATCGGCGCGCCCATCGGCGCGCTACCGCCAGCGACCGGCGTCTCGGCCGCCACCGTCGCACCCGGCTGGTAGCCAGACAAAATCTGCTCGGCGCGCCCGCCGCGGATCTGCATGTTGTAGGCGCGCGCCCGGGGGCGCTCATAGAGCGAGCTGACCGAGCCGCCTGCACCTGCCGCCGTCATCTGCGTCTTGAGATCGCGACCGGCGCGCTGCTCCTTACCCTGCGTCAGCTCATAGTTGACAAAGGCAAGCTGCTCCTCGTAGCTGGAGCCTTTGATCGACTTACCAAACAGCTTTTGGAACTCGGCCTGCCGGTCCTCATGCCACTGGCCGATCCCGTAAGCGTGACCGCTGTCGCCTCTCGACGCGACGTTGAGCTCGCTCTCGGTCTCCAGGTTGGCGACCAGCCCCGCGGCCTGCTCCTTTGACCAGCCTTGCTTGATGAAGTAATCCATCGCCTGTTGGCGCTTTGACCCGCCAGCAAACTTGGGGACATTGGTCCCGCCGCCTTGACCGCCGCCAGCGCCACCCCCGGGTGCGCCAGCGGGTGCGCCAGCGGGTGCGGGTTGGCCAGCGGGTGCGCCTTCACCGTCGCCAGCACCGCCACCACCGCCGCCCCCTGCGCCTCCGCCAGCGCCAGTACCGCCCTCGCCGCCACCACCAGCCGGTCCACCACTGGCGGCATTTGGCCAGACCCGGCGCAGGGCGTCCTCATAGACATCGGTCAGCTTTTCATAGACCTCCTCGGCAAAGCTGACGATCGGCTGGAACGAGGCATCGCTGTTGAGCCAATGGCTGATATCGTTAAACGTCTCACTAAGATCACCAAGAGCACTATCCCCGCCACCGCCGTAAAATTGCTGCAAGCCCTCGCTGATCGGCTTGGGCAGGACCATTTCGCCGGGATGCGCGTTGATCGGGACGATGCCGCCGTGTTGGTAATGACCAGGTGCGGGTGCGGGTTGACCGCGACCGGCAGTGTCACCGCCGCCGCCGTAATCGGCACCACCCTCTGTTTGATCCTCTCCTGCCGGATGGCCGATCCTGGCCGCTCTGCGAAATGCCCCGGTTGGATCAAGTATGCGCTGCGGTACTTGCGAGATAGCATGAACCGTCGGTTCTAAAACAGCTTTGATCTTGTCGTACAGCCCGGCACCGACAATGCCTTTGATTATACCTTCAACCAGACCCTCGCCGAGCTTTTCGCCGACTTCTATTCCTGTAGTAAACCAACCCGGAAAGTTGAGAATAAAGTACTTGATCGCCTCACCGATCTTCTCGCCGATCATCTGGCCGATGGCGGCCCAGTCGTGTTGGCGGAACTTGTCCTCAAGATCCTCCATCCACTTGTTAAACTGACCGGCATGGTCGAGCAGCCAGTCGTCAACGTCTTTAAAGATATCACCTAGCCAATCCATCAGACCGCCCATGGCGGTCTTGTAGTAATGGTCAAACGTGTCGGTCAGATAACCCAGGTTGCGCGTCAGCCTGCGCGCGTTGTCCTCGGTGTCCTTCCAGCGTTGACCAAACTTTTCCTGTTCCTCGCGCGCATGGACGACCGACTCGCGGTAATGCCCCCAGTCCTTGTCCGCCAAGATGATTGGCGTCATGTCGACATGCAGCTCGCGCTCAAGCTGGATGCGGAACGTCTGGACCTCACCACTGGCCTCGCCAAACTGCTGGACCATCCGGTGATAACGCTCGGTGATGCCCTCCATAAAGTCGTTGGAGTCTTTAAACTGCCGCCCCAGCAACTGCGTTGCGTAGCCGGTCATCCACGGCTGCTGCCGCATCATGTCGCCAAAGCGCTGCTGCGCCTGGATCGCTTGGTCATAGTTACCGCCAACCGCCTGGATGGCGCTGGCATACTCTTTGAGGGCTTGGCTGTTGGTCCCGGCGAGGACCGCTGTATAGGACAGCCGCGCCATCTGCGCGGCGGTCCGCCTGACCGCCTCCTCGACTGCGACCGCCATCCCGACGACGGCGGCCGTGATCTGCGTGACCGCGGTAAACGCCCCGCTGGTCGCGCTCATAAACGACTTGGCGCTGGCCTCGTCGACGGCAAAGCCAAGCTTGATCAGATATGATTCAAGGACAGTTGCCATTACCGGTTCCGCGCCTCATTATCGAGGGCGTCTTGCGCCCGCGCTTGGTTTTCGTCGCGCACGTCGATCGCTTCGTTCATCCGGGCAATGTCAGACAGGTCGATGACGCCATTGATCAGCGACTCATACTGACACAGGCCCTCGAGGACTGGGCGCATGACCCAATACTCGCCCTCGATCATATCGACGGGTTCGTAGAC